GGATTGCATCCAGATCGCCACTTATCATCAAGCGTTCAATAAGGTTTTGGAGGTCCATGCCTGCTCCATTGTACTCAGGATTTTACGCTAGACCAACAAGGTACTAGCTTCGTGGTGAGAGCCACAAGCTGTGGATACCTGTTGAAAACTAGTCAGCGCCCCTCATACAATGATAATTGGCGCGGATATAGGTCTTGGTACCTGCGGCCAACGCGCCCCATCCGGGCAAATGAGCCTCATCTACCATACTACCATGTCGATACAGGGTGCAATCAGCGTTGTACAACGCATCGTCAATATCGTGCACCAGGATGTAGGCTTCGCCCGCATCTGCTACCAAATCACCAGCCGCCACAGGGCCGAATGGTGTGCCAGCATCACGTTCGGCGTATGTACGCCCCAGGATGGTACCGCTGGCGACGTAAACACGTCCTGTTCCGAAATAGGTCGCTACGGCACCTGACGGTATTGCGAAGCCGAGTGCTTGAACAGGGATCGCCACAGCGCCGGTAGCAGCAGTAGCGGTCGTAAATGTCGAAACACCATTCGAGAACACAAGTTGTGTGTTGGCGGGCACTGGTCCTGTCAACGCAGTTACGGCAAGCGAGACTGCTGCGGCGGCTGCTTGTGCAGACAACGCAACAATCACGCTATCATCACGTGGGAACGCACTCGGATCGACGCGAGCGCCACCCGCAATAACGTGCTCACGATTGAGGTAGTCCTTGACCCACGAGGGTATTGAGAAGCCCTGCTGTGGCGGAGGTCCACTGATACGTGCCATTTTTTAGATGCTCCGTTTGTGAAACGTCGCTCCGCAACAAGCAGCAACGACAACATGTTACGCCATCTGTGGCGTAGTGCCCTCTAGTGACTTATTTGGCCTTTGGTTCATCGTACCGCGAAAGAATAGCTGACGCTGCGCTCTGTGGCTGCGTTGATCCATTGGACCGCTGCTGGCCGACTGGTTGCACGATAAACTGTTGGCCGTATGTTGACCCGCCGCCTCCGTTCCCACTGTTTGCAGTAAGAGACGGCAACAAATAGTCGCGGTTGGATGTGAACCACTCCGTTGCGGGTGTCTCGGTAGCATCAGCGCCGTTGCGCGTAACGACGTGTGCGACCTTCTTCTTACCACCGCGACCATCGTCAACTTCTTTTATTGTGTAATCAAGATCGGAAGCAGCACCTTTTAGGGCTTTGTAGTTCCAACCAACGACTTCCGCAACATCACGGAGTACGTCGTCCTTTTCACGAGTTTTCAATGCTGTAGAGGCATCAACGCCAGCTTGCAGACGTTGCTGTACTTCAGTTGGCTTCCCTAGTTTACGGTATTCAGCTAGCTCACGAGCTGTTGTACGGTCAACGACACGCGAACCGTCTTTTGGTACTCGTTGCTTTAGTGTTTCGACTTCGCCACGAGCAAGTCGTAAGCTCTCGCGATGTTTATAATCCTGGCGATACAGGTGTTCGGCCACCCTGCGTGCGTTATTCCCAAACCGCTCCATAAGGTTAGTGAAGCCGCGCTCGAAGCTGGTTCCTTGTACACGAGTACCGCTAGACCCATCCTCATCAGCGTCGGCGTCGTCATCAGTGTCACTGTCATCAGCGTCGGTATCTTGGGTGTCACTTGTTGATGCATCGTCAGATTGTTCACTTGTTGAGCCTTCGGTTGTGGAACCACCGCCATCACCAGCAGCCAACAGTGTTGTCAACCTCATAATCATCAACAGCAATTGAGCGCGAAGTAACATTGGTGCCCTCCCTTATACTATAAGATGCGTTGCTAGCAACGCTAGGTGCGTTGCTTACTCAGTAACCGGCGCAGCGGTTCCTGGTTTCGTGGGGCGACCGTTGCGCCCGTTGGCTGATGCGGCTGACGCACCGTTGGGCGGTGTGTTAGCCGACGTACCATCCGGTGCTACGGCGACTGGCGCTTTATTGGGTTGTACGACGCCTTGTGCTTCTTCGTTTTCGATACGACGCACTTCGGCGTCCACATCCTCTATGTCCGTGCGCTCCATCATGCCTTCGCGTGAGAGGCCGCCCGCTGTACGCAACTCAATTGCTGATCGGATGCCCTCAGCCGTTGCTGGACCGGGGATCACACGACACGAGAACGATGCGCGCATCGGTTCAAACATCAGCGGCTTATCAGCGAACCAACTGCTGAGTGCCAGTACGGTTTCGAGTAACCACCGTCCGGCTGCGTCAATGACTTTTTTGATGCGACGTAGTGTTTCCACGTACTCAGCGCGTGACTGTACACGACTTTCGCCAGAGACGTACTCACTGCCGGCCAACATGTAATGTGCCTGGTGACACTCGTCCAGAAGCGCAGCGTAATACCATCTTTCTGTACGCTCAAAGGCGTCTGGTAGGCTAGGCTGTCGCACGTGGATTGAGGGGTCGGCCACACCCTTGATTACGCCCTGTGCGTCGTAGACCGGAATACCGTTGATAAAGTTGATCGCGCCGCCGCCTGTTACGTAGTTGTCACGCACAAATCGCTTACGACCGGGCCTCTCCGGATCGGCTTCGTAATGTCCAGGCATCTGCCCGTTGAAAATTGTACGTTCTACAAACCCCGCAACTTCAACGTTGTGATCGCCCATCGTCATAGCTTTGTTGATAGCGCGTTGGAGCTGGCGTACCTGTTGTGTGACAAGCTGATCGACTTCGATCTCGAATATAGTCAGTCGGCCACCTAACTGCAACACCGCTTGACGCACGTTCACATCGGTAAGCAGTTCGGTGCCGTCAACAGCGACGAGCGCCGCTGGCGCGGGGTCATTGGTGCCGTCGATATTATCAGGGTTGCCGATGATACGAATAATCGTCGGCGGCGGTGTTGCGCTGTTGATTACAGCGCCGGGGCCACCTAGCGCGGGTGGAGCCGTGTACACAACCTCTGCTAAGTTGCCCTGGATACCATCAGCTTCGGTGTAGATGAACACGCCATAGCGTCGTTTGCTTGCGCGGTCAACGATCACACCGCCTTCGTGTGGATATGGTGCCTCAAGCTCGATACATGAAGCTGCTGCCGACAAATCGCCTGCGGCCACAGGTACTCGGCCATCTGGTGTGAGCAGGCCAGGCGGTACGTACAACCGTAAGCTGCTGCGTTTGCCTAGCAGTGCGTTAACCACCGCCTGCGACAACACTTCGGCGGCGTTGGTGCGGTCCCACCATTCGGTCAGGACAGCTTCGCCTTCACGTCGTAGAGCTTCTTCGGCGGCGGTCAACGTCTCATTGGAGCCGCGTGCTGACTTGTTCGTAAGAAACCAGCTTGGCTCACGTGATAAAATGCTATTTGTAGTACGTGATGTGACTTCTTTGATACAATTTTTGGAGACAAATGAACGCTCAATCGCTCGTAGCGCGAGGCCGGCGTCACGTTCACCTGCATCTGGACGTGGACCAGACCACCCTTCGGCCATTTGCCAGTGGTCGCCGTCATAGTACAGTCTGTTGAGCGAATAGTCGTTGGCCGTCATGTCAGCGAGACGCGACATAAGCCATCCGACTGTTAGCTCGGCGTCGTCGGGTAGCAAAGGCGCACCCAACTTGTTCACATACACGATCCCGCCGCGTTGAGTGATACGCGTCGGGATTAGCGTGCTGTCATACGACCCTATGGGTCGCGTTGTTGGGCTGTACACATCATATGAGGTCATATTGGTCCCAGGGCTGTGCTTTGGTACCTTTGGTTGCTAAAACTTTGGTTCAACGCGAGTTGCGCCTGACAGGTTGTCAACAAGTCGCTCAACGGCTTCAGCAGGCACCATACCGACGCCTGGTACCATGACCATCTCTGATTGCTGGTCGTAGCCCTGTGGTGTCGGGTATTCTGCTACGCCCGAAGGTACGTCCTCATCAGCATAGCCAGCGAACGTGTTGCCGTATGAACGACCGCCAACAGACGGCGGTGGAGGCGGTGCGCCACGTGTGTCCATCTGTAAACATGCCAACGCGACGGCATCGGCCATATCTGGCGAGCGACCCAGACGTTTTTCGATCTTTTCCTTCTGTACCAGGATAATTTGGCCGCTAGGCGACAGTTGCCAACGTGTTGCCAGGAGTTCCTGACGCAGCTCGCGGCTATCCGGCAACGCTAAACGGGTGCCGTAGTCCGGATCAAGCTGTTCACGCAGCGCAATCCAGTACATTTCTGCGCGCAAATTCTGCGTTTTTAGCGTGTGTTCACGGATCAGCCGGCCTGACGGCGAGTTACCGTGCACGCCGAAGGCGTTGAACCCTGCTCGTTTCAGTGCATCGTAGCAAGATGAGCCGTTTGCACCAATAATATCAATGTTGATCGGTATTTGCGCCGCAATCGCGTTGAGCGGTATGCCGGTGATAAGCAGATCGGTTGAGATGCCTATTGCTTCCAGCACCTTTTGGGCAACCACGTCGCCGGAAGGTGTGTCACGACCGTCGTGGACACGCAATTCGTCAATGAAATTGCCACGCTTGATAGCAATTACTGTGCGGTCGGCACCACCACGCGCTGTGTCAACACCGATACTGGTGATCGGTGGCGGGGGGCCGGCTGCACGTGCTGCACGATGGCGTGCGACGCTCATATCAACGTAATTGGGCGGGATAACGGCCCAGGGATCAATGTCTGGTGGTAGTTTTGCCTCAAAACCGAACAGCAACAGGCTCCGCAGCGGCTCCGGCATTGCGTTTACAACCGACGAATAGCCAGTATCACGGAGAAACGGGTTGTCGGTAAGACGAGCTGGCACATAACTGCGCGAACGTGGCTCAATCAACTGGCCGCCAGCGTAGAAGGACTTGTTATCCTTGACTTCAACGGACTTGCCTTCAAGCGTGGCGAACCAACGTAGTTCGCCTGCTTGCGCCGGATGGTCGTATGTTGGGTCGAGCCAGGGTGCCCAATACTCAATAATCCACTCACCGTCTACCGATGTGGGTGGGTTTCCAGTGCAAATCGAGCGAAAACGTTGTCCCTTACGGGTCGTACGTGTCCAGCCGTTCACATAGGTGTACTGGCCGCGTTCGATCTGCGTTATTTCGTCGAA